TGTCGAGTCGCATATGCGAGAAGCGGCGTTCGAAGAACTCCATGAGTTCGATGTGGTCTTGTGTCTTGATCTGCATCGATGTTTCTCCCGTTGTTAGCTGCTCATCAGACCGAGGCCGCCACGCCCCGATGACTGCGCCGGCGCTTGGCCGACGCACTTTCGCTTTATTTGTTCGCCTTGACGAGATATTTGTTACGCTCGAATGTTGCTTCCCAGTCGGCGCTGGAAATCAGATTTTCCTCGACCATGCCCTTAAGCACAGCGTCAAGACGTTTCTGATATTCGACTTCCGGGTCGATTTCGGTCAGCCACGTATATTCGGCGGCCATTTCATCGCTGGTCAGTTCAGAATTACGTTCGGTCATTGTCTTCTCCTCCAGTTTCAGTCTGCCCTGTATGAGTTTAATATAGCGCAGCTTCCGCGCTTTGTCAACGGATCAGAGCGAGCTTTCTGCGCTTTTCGATCACTATTTCGTGATCACTCGGGCCACGGATCGGGCAGTGGATATCCTTTGGCCAGCATGTCCATGACCACACGGTCGGTATAGGATGGCCTTGCAGGCTTGCCGGTCTTCGGATCGGGCCGCTCGTAAGCTTGGATGGTGCGGCGTTTCTTGCCGAGCAATTCGCCGGCGCGATCCTGGGTAATGCCCATCATGGCGCGCCAGCGTGCGAAACTGGTTGCGGCCGACTCGATCTTTTCTGTGCGTTTTCTGCTCATAGCCTTGGACATTTAGCGCGGTTTCCGCTAAAGTACAAGCGTGAAAGGAACTCGGCATGCAAGGTATGAATCCAAAGGATCAGGTCTATCCGCTTATCCAGCGTTTCCGCCTTCTCCATGAGCGCGGCCAGATCGGCTTGGCCATGTGGCGGCAAACAGAAGCCGATCTAACCAGTCTGTATGAAGACCTCGACCGCCTTCACGAAGAGAACGAGCGTCTCAAGAAGATCGTCGATTTGGTTGAGCTGAAAAACGAGAACGATGCGCTCCGTCTCAAGCTGAAGGAGCTGATCGGTGAGTAAGTCCCGTCTGGAAGAAATTGCGTCTCTCAAGGAAGGCTGGGACAGCTACGGCGCGCAGCCAGTCAGTGAGAAGACCATCAAGCTTGCAAAAGACTTCATCGAGCAATGGCAGAGAGACCCGATCATAACGCCGATGTCGTCTGGCGGCCTGTGTCTGGAATGGCATCTTCCGCATTCCAGTGTCACCGTCGAGTTCAGCGAAGATGGCAGCAAGTTTAATCTTCTGGTCGAGATGCGCAAGGAGCTGGCCGGCAATGAGCAACCGCGTGGCATCAAAGGCTGAAGGCAAACTAAAGGAAACACCATGATCGCCATTCGCTTCTTTCTTCCTCGGGTTGCCAATTGCTCGTACGGTGCCAGTTGTAGGACCTGACGCCGCAACGCAGTCGTGGACAACAGCTAATGACAGCCATTGAGTATTACATCGCCCGAGAGCCACGCGACAAATCCGAGCACGTCCATATTGACGGCGAGGTGAATTCAGTGCTTGCCAAATTCATGCTTGATGTTGAAGTCACGGCGTCCACTAAAGACGAGCTGATCGACAAGCTCATGAATGAAATGGAGCAAAGGGACATTGATCCCGAGCAATGTGATGGCCTTCAAGGCTTTGGCTTCGCGTATGAAGCGAAGCATCCGGGGTGGCGCTATGATGTTCGCCTCGGGCCGCGCGTCGCCGTTCTCTGGCATCCAGATGCAATCATTCCGCCATGCACGGTCCTGAACAATGAGGCCGTCATTTATGGGGCTATCGAGAGAACCACCTAATGCCAAAGGGCAAAAATGCTTAACAAGACCGACGGCGAACCCATTCCTCAACTCGGCACCCATACGGTTGTCTCGAACGAGAAGTGGGCAGACAGCGAGATGTTCAGGGTCGCTTGCGAAGAGGCGGCCGAGCATTTCATAGAAGCTGGAGCCAGTCGCCCGATCAAGTTCAACGAAGTGAACGTCCTGACCCAAGAGTATCATCTCCTCGGCAAGATCGTCTTCTGGTTCTGGATGAAGGTCAGAGGCGAAGACAAATATTATCACTTCACTTGCACACCGGAGCCAAGAATGCTTGCTGAACTCTCCAACGCAGGGATGTGGCCCGCAACGGCTTTGCCGGGGCTGCCGAACTAGCCATGCCAGCTCCTAAGGGAAACCGCTTCTGGGAAGCAAGATTTTGCACGAGTGGACATGAACATTGAACTTTGGGCCATCGACAAGCCCAAGCCCTACGAGCAAAATCCGCGCAAGTGTCCTGATAGCGCGATTGCCAAGGTCGCAAAGTCCATCAAGGAGTACGGCTTCCGTCAGCCGATCATCGTTGACAGGGACGGTGTGATCATTGCGGGTCATACGCGCCTGCTGGCCTCAAAGCGGCTCGGCCTCAAGCAAGTCCCAGTCCACGTCGCCGATCTCACACCGGAACAGGCCAAAGCCTATCGCCTTGCTGACAATCGTGTCGCACAGGAAACGGATTGGGATCACGACCTTCTCAAGCTGGAGCTTGGCGATCTCAAGGAGCTGGACTTCGATCTTGACCTGACCGGCTTCGACGCTCCCGAGCTGAATCGCCTCATGCAAGACGATGAAGAGCAAGAGCGCGCCGAGGAAACACCAGAGCCGCCAGTCAATCCCGTTTCCGCCCTTGGCGATGTCTGGATACTCGGCAACCATCGGCTGCTTTGCGGTGACTCAACCGTTGCCAGTGATGTCGATAAATGCCTGAACGGCGTCAAGCCGCATCTGATGGTGACTGATCCCCCTTATGGGGTGGAGTATGACAGCTCTTGGCGTGAAAACGCTATGCCTGAGAAGAATACGCCGAATGGCGCACGTGGCAAAGTATCTAACGACGATAACGCGGACTGGTCCAAAGCTTGGGCGCTTTTCTCCGGCAATGTTGCTTATGTTTGGCATGCAGGAAATAAGGCTCATGTCGTAGCAGAAAGTTTGATTTCTACGGGCTTGGAAATAAGAGCTCAGATTGCATGGGCTAAGCACCAATTCGTTATTGGGCGAGGGAATTATCATCCCGGCCACGAGCCGTGCTGGTACGCAGTGCGAGAAAAGCGCAACGGACACTGGCAAGGCGACCGAACGCAATCCACGCTCTGGAAGATCGACAAACCGCAGAAGTCTGAAACCGGCCATAGCACTCAAAAGCCCATCGAATGCATGCGCCGCCCGATCTGTAACAACTCAAGCCCAGGCCAAGCCGTCTATGAGCCGTTCTCGGGCTCCGGCACTACGATCATGGCAGGCGAGCTAACAGGCCGTCACATCTACGCAATAGAGCTTTACCCTCAATATGTCGATGTCGCCGTTGAGCGCTGGCAGACTTTCACCGGCCAGCAAGCAATCCATGAGGAGACCGGCCAAACCTTTGAAGAGATGAAAGATGCCCGCTTCAACCCGGACAAAAACTCAAGCGACTGCTACGGCGTCGCGATCAAAGCGCTCAGAGAAGAGCACGAAGCCAAAGGAAAAAAGCAAGGCGGGAAGAAAGCCAAAGCTGTCGCCTGACGAAGAGACGCTGAGAACAATTCGCAAGCTCGCCATCCTCCACGCCACGAAAGAGGAAGCCGCTGCATTTCTTGAAGTATCACGCCCGACTTTCTGGCAATTTCTTAACACACATAAAAAGGCAGAAGAGGCGTGGCAAATTGGAGAAGGGCAAGGCAAGATTAACTTGCGCCGGATGCAGGTGAAAGCCGCTGAGGGTGGTAATGCGTCTATGCTAATATGGCTCGGCAAGCAACTTTTAAGCCAGAAAGACAAGAACGAAGTCACCGGCAAAGACGGCGCGCCTCTCATTCCACCTGAAAACATCAACGTCATCGATAAGGCCCGCTGGATTGCTTTCCAGCTTGCGCAGGGCATAGAAGAACAAGAAAAGGAAGCCGAATAGATGGGACAACCCTATTACTCCGGTTCGGTTCACACGGCGTCGTTCAAGTCAACCGGCCTGACATCCGGCACGGCGCATGATCTGATCGGCGTTCTCGCCTCGACGACAAACCGTGTCAGGATCAGATGCGTTGACTTGGCTGCGATTTCATCGGATCAGGGCAGCATCGGCGTCCAGCTTCTCCGCGGCTCATCGAGCACAAGCGGCGGCGCGACCGTCACGCCTGTCAATCTCAAGGGCTGGTCCGCTGCGCCAACGGCTGGAAGCTCGATCGTCGGGCCGTCTACGTCGTTGGCTTCGACGGCCAGTCAGGAAGTCCTCTACAACGGCTTCTTCGACGAAAACACCTTTTGCTACAGGCCGGATGAAGTCGAGATGCCTGTACTTGACCTTGGTCAGCGCTTCCACGTCCGCACCGATGACAGCGCTGTAAGCATGCAGGGCACGGTAACGTTCGAAGAGATCCCGAAGCCTGGCAATCTGTGATGAGCTGGTTGGTCAAGATAGCTGCAGCGCGCAAGAAACGTGCCGAGGTAAAAGTCAGTGCTGGGTAGCATTCTTGTCACCGGCGGCACCGGGTTCTTCGGCCGGAATTTCGTGCGCCGACTGCTGGATGCAAAGCTCTCCGAGAGGATCTGCATCCTCAGTCGCAGCGAGCACGCCCAGGCTGATTTGCGCGCTGATCTCAATGATGATGAGCGGCTCCGCTTCTTCATCGGTGACGTGCGTGATCAAAGCCGGCTTCGGCGGGCGATGACTGAGGTTGATGTTGTCGTTCACGCCGCGGCGCTGAAGCGGATTGAGGTTGGCGCTTACAACCCTGTCGAAATGATCCGAACGAATGTTGACGGCACGATCAATGTGATTGAAGCTGCTCAGGATGCCGGTGTCAAGAAGGTGCTGTTCATTTCATCGGACAAAGCATGGCAGCCGTGCTCGGCCTATGGTCAGTCGAAAGCACTCGCGGAGGCGGCAATCTTGGCGGCGAACAACACCGTGTCGGCTTCAGGCCCTCGGTTCGCGTCGGTTCGATATGGGAACGTGTGGGCCAGCGCTGGCAGCATCGTGCCGAAATGGCAAAAGATGATTGCTAGCGGATCTAGAATAGTGCCTGTCACCGACCCGGACTGCACGCGGTTCTATATGACGATTGACGAAGCTGTCGGTCTTGTTCTGGATACGGTCGCGACGATGAAGGGCGGCGAGCTTGCCATTCCCGACCTGCCGGCCTACCGCGTCGGCGATCTGGTGACGGCAATGGACGCATCGCCGAGCATTCTCGGACTTCCGGCCTGGGAAAAGAAGCACGAGGGCATGGCCGACGGCAAGACCAGCGACGTCGCTAGGCGGATGAGCGTCGCTGATCTCCGGCTCGCCCTTGGCATGGTTGAGGCAAAAGCTGCATGAAACAGTTTCAGGTCGTGCGTGATTTCGAGGCTGAGCTGTGCAGCTATACCGGCGCACGATACGCCGTGACGACGAACAGCTGCACTATGGCATTGCTGCTTGCTTGCGCATGGCACAAGACGCAGAGCGGTCCACAAACCGTTACGATACCGGCTGAGACCTATGTCTCGGTGCCGCAGTCGATCATCCACGCCGGCCACCGCGTTGCATTCGAATATCTGATCTGGGAAGGCGAGTATCAGCTGATGCCATTGCCTGTCTGGGACAGCGCGCGCCGATTTCGCGCCGGCATGTTTCGCGTTGGGCAAATGCAATGCCTGTCATTCCACGCCAGCAAGATCCTCGGCACCTCGCAAGGCGGCGCAATCCTGCATGACAATGACGAGGCCGATGCCTGGTTCCGCCGCGCCAGATTTGATGGCAGAACTGAAGGCGTGCCAGCCAATGAAGATTACTTCGATATGATCGGCTGGCATTGCTACATGAATGCCGACACTGCAGCGCAGCTGCTTTGCAAGCTGACGGCAGCCGAATTCAGCCGGGACAATCCGGATCTGCCGACGCCGGTCTACGCGGATCTCAGCAAGTCCCCGGTGTTCGCGTAATGACCGATGGAGACACGAAACCCCGTGTCACGGGCATATACAGGCCTTTCAAGCTTCACCGCAAGGGCACTGTTCGTCGGTCAAGCAATGGAAGGCTGTTTGTGAGCATTGCGGTCCCAAAGAAGATGGAGCGCGAATTCCTAGCGTGCCTAGGGCTCGACAAGCTGGAAGAGCGCGATATAAAGATTATCAAATTTGACGATGGCGACATGACCATCGAGCTGCTGGACCAGTCAGGGAAAGTTCACGGCGGGGAGGATGTCAGTTGATCACCGCTTGTATCATCCAGGCGCGGCTGAAATCCTCCCGGCTGCCAGGCAAGGTGATGCTGCCGCTGCCGACTGGCAGGCTGGTCATTGAGGAAGTCGTAAAGCGTTGCCGGCGGATTGACGGTGTGGATCACGTCGTCGCCGCCATCTCGGGTGACGATGACAGCGACATGATCGTTAGCTTTGCCAGAAATGCTGGAGCGACGATTGTCCGCGGCCCCGAGCATGATGTTTTGGCTCGTTACGCTCTCGCCGCCAAGGCCGTTAATGCGGATGTCGTCATGCGCATCACGGCGGACTGTCCTCTGATCGACGCCAAAGTCTGCGAGAAAGTGCTCGAAGCGCACCGGGAGCATCGCGGCTATGTCAGCAATGTGCGGCCGCGGACGTGGCCGCACGGCTATGACTGCGAAGTGTTCGACGCAGCGCTGCTGCACAAGGCCGATGCCAGCGCCGCGAGTGCACATGAACGCGAACATGTCACCCCGTGGATGTATGCCCGTCCGATATGTCTTGGGCCTAACGTCGCTGCAGAAGCCAATTTGGCTCACATCCGCCTGACCCTGGACACGATAGAAGATTATGTGACGATCTGGCATGAATTCGAGCGCCGCCGTGCTGATGACATCAATCGACGGTACATTGAGGCGATCCATGCAACTCACTGACGTTTACGAGCATCCGTACGCTTTTGATATTCTTTGGAATCTCATGGAAGAGCGCAAACCGCACGAGTCTATTTCGCACAAGCGAATGCCAAGCTGGGTCGAGCATGTCAAATTCGTTCGCAGTCGCCCTTATGCCGACTGGCAGCTGATCAATGAAGGCATTGTTGGCGCCGTTTATCTTACACATCAAAATGAGATCGGCATAGGCATCTTTCGGTCGTGCCAGGGGCGAGGGTTTGGAACAGAGGCTGTCGGTGCTATGATGGCAAAGCACGGACCGCGACGCTACCTTGCCAACATCAATCCGCAGAACGCAAAGTCGATCGCGCTATTCGAGCGCCTCGGTTTCCGTCTCTGCCAACAGACCTACGAGCTTGAGTCATGAAACGTGGAATATGGGTTGAGAGTCCAGGCAAATGGACGGGATGGACGCCGATCTTCGTTTCGGGTGATGTGGCGGCACCAATGACATTCGATGATGATGAAATCGAACACCGCCTGGCATTGGTGCGCAAGGCGTATCCGAACGCTAGGTTGGTTGAGGCGCGCGAAGCGCCCGCACAGCTTCCGTGGAGCGAAGCCGAATGGCGGAAGTGCAAGGCATGAACATCGCCGGCCGCGAGATCAGCCCGAACCATCCGCCCTATGTGATCGCCGAAATGAGCTGCAATCACAATGGCTCGTTCGACAGGGCGGTCCAGATTATCATGGCTGCCAGGCATGCCGGCGCTGATGCGGTCAAGCTGCAGTGTTTCGATCCGGCATCGATTGCTGCAGCCCGCGGCGGAGCCGATTACATTCTGGCATCCGGCCCATGGCATGGCATGACGCTCGGCGAACTCTACGCCAAAGCGCATACGCCGCGCGAGTGGTTCCCGGATCTGATGCGCCATGCCGCAGAGAATGGCATCACGCTGTTCTCGTCCGTCTTCGACGAGAGCGCCGTCGAGTTTTGTGCTGGCCTTGGAATGCCGGCTCTCAAGATCAGCTCGTTCGACCTGACCAATCTGTCACTGATCAGGAAGGCTGCGTCAACAGGCCTGCCGCTCATCATATCAACCGGCATGGGCGCAATGGCCGATGTCGGTCGCGCGATCGATGCGGCAAAGCCGGCTGGCCCTGATCTGGCCGTCATGCATTGTGTCTCCGAATACCCATGCCCGATCGAGAAGGCAAATCTGGACAGGATCTCAGCACTGAAGCGTGAGGCCAATGTCGTCGGCTTCTCCGATCACACGGACGTTGCAAGCGGATCGATTGCCGCCGTCGCCGCCATTGCGCGCGGCGCATGCATCATCGAGAAGCATTTCACTTTGTCCCGGTTGGATGGCGGCCTGGATGCGAAGTTCTCGATCGAGCCCCACGAAATGCGCTATCTTACACTGGGCTGCAATCTTGCCTGGCGCGCATCCGGTTCGGCCGACGATGATAATGTCTACAGCGATCTGAGGGTGCAGGCAGCATGAGTGAGACGGCAGAGTTCTGGCGCGGCGCGTTTGGCACAGAGTACACGGCACGCAATGATGGCACGAAGCTTGTCAACGCGAATGAGGTGTTCTTTCGGACCATGCTGGATCAGGAGATCTGCGATTGGCCACCAAATATTTTGGAGTTCGGGGCCAATCGGGGAGCAAACTTGCAGGCGTTTCGCAACATTGATCCCCATGTCGCGCTATCGGCTGTTGAGGTCAACCCCGAAGCTGCTGAGCATCTCCGCTCTCTCGGCTATGTCAACGTTTTTGAGCAGGACATGCTCAACGGGGCTGAAGACTGGGGCCAGTACGATCTGGTTCTCAGCAAAGGTCTGTTGATCCACATCGCTCCGAGCGATCTCTTCGAGGCCTACGATGTCCTCTATCGTGCCAGCAAACGTAATATCCTGATTGCCGAGTATTTCAGCCCGGAGCCGGTCGAGGTGCCGTATCGCGGCCATGCCGGCAAGCTCTGGAAACGCGACTTTGCCCGCGAAATGATGGCACGATATCCTGATCTGCGCTGCGTCCACTACGAATTTTTCTGGCGCGGCGATGAGGATGCGCCGCAAGATGACATCACGGCATTCCTCCTGGAGAAGCGGTCATGAGCTTCACTCGCTGCCGCACATGTCTGATGCCGACCACGAGGCCGGATACCGCCTTCATTGACGGCGAGTGCTCTGCCTGCGTTAGCCATCGCAAGCGCGACCAGGTCGACTGGTCAGCGCGCGAGGCCGAACTTTTGCGCATTCTTGAGACGATGCCAAAGAACGGAAGCGGTTATGACTGCATCGTGCCAAGCTCCGGGGGCAAGGACAGCCATTGGCAGGTTCTCAAGCTGATCGAACTCGGAGCCAAGCCGCTTGTCGTCACGGCTACCACATGCCATCTGACGGACATAGGTCGCAAGAATATCGACAATCTGGCACGGCATGCCACCACGATCGAGGTGACGCCGCGGCGCGATGTCCGGGCGAAGCTGAACAAGATAGGTCTGGATCTGGTTGGGGATATATCCTGGCCGGAACACGTCTCGATCTTCTGCACCCCGTTCCGCATTGCCGCCGATCTTGGCATCAAGACGATCTTCTACGGCGAGAACCCGCAGGAAAGCTATGGCGGCCCGATCGGAACGGACGAGGCCAGGGTCATGACGCGCCGCTGGATCACCGAGTTCGGAGGGCATCTCGGTCTTCGCCCTGCAGATGTGGTTGGCATGTTCGGCATCACCTTGTCCGACATGCAGGATTACCTGATGCCGGATGAGAAGCGTCTGCAGGATGTCACGGCATTTTTCCTTGGCCAGTTCTACCCTTGGGACAGCCACCGCAATGCCACCGTGGCTATGGAGCACGGGATGCAGTGCATGCTGTCCTATCCCGGTGACTGGTGGGAATTCGAGAACAACGATAACGCTCAGACCGGACTGCACGATCATTTGATGTATCGCAAGTTCGGCTATGGCCGGCTATGCGCTCAGATCAGCGTGGATATCCGCAATGGCCTGATTTCGCGGGACGAGGCTTACGCTGTTGTCAAAGAGCGCGACGGGTGCTTTCCCGAGAGTTTCATGGGTGTTTGGATGAGTGAGATATGTGATCGTATAGGTGTAACGCGCGGCTGGCTGATGATGAAGCCGTTCAAAAGCTTCACCGATTGGTCGTTGTTCTCCGGCGTCGAGGACAACAGGCCGATCCTGAAAGAATTCGCGCACGCCGAGGCCGCGTAGTCTTGCATGCATATCCTTGCTGACGCAGCCAATGACAGCGAGGCCTACCGCCTCAACCGTCCTTTGCGCTGGATCTACCACAAGACTCTGCTCTACGATGCACTCGGCGTCAAATACGGCCTTTACACGGGAGAGAAGGGCGATCTGCCAGGCAAGTACCCCGTCGTCCTGAAGCCGATCGTCAATCTGCACGGACTGTCCCTCGGCGCCAGTCTCGCACAAGACGACGAAGACATTGCCGAAGCGCCCGGTTTCTTGTGGATGCCTCTTGCCAAGGGGGATCATGTTTCGGTTGACACCATGGTTCACGACGGCAAGATCACCGATATCCGAGCTGTCAAAGGGGATCGTCATCCGGTGTTCGGCCTGTTCACCAAGTGGGAAGCCTACACCGTGACGCCTGCGATCGAAGAGCGGGCCGGCCACGTCGTCAGGACCTTGAGGATAGGCGAAGGCAAGATGAACATCGAGATGATCGGCGGCACCATCATCGAAGTGCATTTGCGCCATTCCGATGAATACGAACCAATTTACGATGGCAAGGCTCGCTATGCAAGGCCGCTTTTGTCGCCGCTCCGCAGGCGGACAAGCGAGGCCGAGCTGATGCTTGAAGCCGGATCGACCGACATCATGAGCTGTCTTGACGACGGTTTCCCGGAACACACCGCCGGGCGCTGGTTTCGCTATGCTATGGTCTACGGGAGCTGATGCTGTGCATCCGTTTCGGCTTCTGCTGAAACACCGAGGCTGACTACGGCAGGCTTGGCTGGCGCGGCGTGGCAGGGCGAGGCATGGCATGCTGAAAAGACGCATCATCCCGGTCATCCTCTACCGAGGCAGCCAGGTCGTCAAGGGTCGCCAGTTCGATAGCTGGCGCTCAGTCGGCCATGTCCGCCAGTCAGTTCGCATCTATCAGGCCAGGGAAGTCGATGAGCTTGTCATCCTGGACATCGGTGCAACGCCTGATGGCAGAGAGCCTGACTTCGATCTGATTTCCGACCTGACGGAGCAATGCTTCATGCCGATCACCATCGGCGGTGGCATCAGGACACTGGAGCATTTCCGTCTCGCACTCAGGCATGGTGCCGACAAGGTCGCGATCGGCTCGGCCGCGCTTGAATGTCCGGAACTGATCCGCGATGCGTCAACGAAGTTCGGCTCCAATGCGGTCGTCGTCTCGATTGACGTCAAGGACGGTCGCGTCATCGGCGAATGCGGCAAGGGCAAGCCCGGACCGAACCCGATGCTCTGGGCCAGGAAAGTTGAATCCTACGGAGCCGGCGAGATCATCCTGAACGACATCAACCGCGATGGAATGATGGACGGCTACAATCTCGACCTGATCGAGCAGATCTCCAATGCGGTTCGCATCCCGGTTGTCGCATGTGGTGGAGCCGGGTCCTACAATGATTTCGCGGCTGCATTCAAACATGGTGCTCATGCTGTTGCAGCCAGCGCGATGTTTTGTTTCAGCGATCAGACACCTGCCGAGGCTGCGGAGTATCTGTCGAGGAAAGGTGTTCCGGTTCGGCGGCGGTTCGCTGCTTGAGCAATTGTTCGCCGTATTTTGCGGTTCCGTCCAGCTCTGCCTGTTTTGATGGGTTTGCGTGTCGGACTTGGCCATTGGAAAGCCTGTAGGAGTAGCGGCTACGGAAAGCTTGCGCAGCCAAGCGCCATGCAACCAGACGCTCTGCAATTTCTGCGGTTGATAGTTCTGGGATGTCTTCAACAGTTTGCGTCATTTTTAGATTTCCTTCTGGTCACTTCATCACCCCGCCTCCGCGCGGGATTTTTTGTGTCTGCGTCCCCAAGGGCCATCCGCCCCAGCAACAAGCACTGTAAGCAGAAAACGGAGAAATCTCAATGGCCCCGCGCCTCAAGCACTCACTCTATGGACGCATCTTCGGCATAAGCTTTGAAGACTGCGCCTATGCCGAAAACGGCTTCCAAGCCAACGTCACCGAAGCGACTTCGGCCTCGACTTCCGATGTCATCCCCGCTGATGGCATGACCACGCTGAACTCGTCAGCCGGCGATGCTTATACCATGGCCGCTCCGGTCCCCGGCGTGCTCAAGGAGCTGTTCGTCACCTCGACCGGCACCAACAACATCTCGGTCGGTCTTGCCTCCGGCAATTTCCAGACCACGGCAGGCTCGTCCTTCACCCATGTGATCTTCGATGGCCAAGGCGACAACGTCGTCCTGCGCGGCATAAGCACGGCTATCTATGCCGTCTTGAGCCAGACCGTGGAAGCCTTCACAACGTCAACCTCAACCTAAGAGCGCTTCGTGAAAAAAATTGCTCTGATCGGGTCAGCGCCATCTTCTGTGGCGCTGGCTCCTTATGCCGATAATTCCTGGGAAATCTGGGGATGCTCGCCGGGTGCGCGCCCGCATGTCAAACGGGCCGACGCCTGGTTCGAGTTGCATCGGTGGAACAGATCCGACCCATGGTTCTCGCCGGAGTATGTTCAGTTCATGGCGGAGATGGCCAAGCCGGTTTACATGATCACGCCGGTGCCGGATATTCCCGGATCGGTTGCCTACCCGGCGAAGGACATGGTCGATGAGTTCGGCCCGTTCTTCTTCACTTCCTCCCTGGCATGGATGTTTGCTCTGGCAATCAAGGCCGGTGCCGATGAAATCGGGCTGTGGGGCGTTGACATGAGTGCCCAAGAGGAATGGCAGTGGCAGCGTCAGGGATGCCAGTTCTTCATCTGGCTTGCCAAGAAGATGGGCATCACGGTGACAATCCCGCCGGAGTCCGATCTGATGCGTCCGCCGCCGCTCTACGGTTTCTGCGAGGTCGATCCGATGCATGTCAAGATCCAGGCACGCAAGGCCGAACTCAACCAGCGGTACAATGAAGCGATCGCCAGGGCACAGAACAGCCAGCGCGAGGCCGATTTCATCCGCGGCGCGCTCGACGATCAAGAGTATGTCGCCAAGACATGGATCTCCGATCATCATGCGGTGCAGCATGCCTACAGGCAGCCGGAAGGCGGGCGCCAGATCGACTTGCAGCCGCCGCCACCGATGATGAACGGGCACGACACTGAGTACCGGGTCGATTCTCTGAGTAATGCGGATGTTTCCGCGCGCGCATGACGCATATTGATCTCAAGCAAGTCGTCCGGATGTTCGAGGGGCTTCCGGACGAGTTCAAAAAGCAACTGGATGATGATTATATCGCCACGGTCCGCCGATGGTACCCAACAGTTGGCCCGCAATACGACGCTTATTTCAGTCTGGCCGATATTTTGCTGTACGGCGGAGCCGGAGGATCTGGGAAATCCGAGCTTGGCCTCGGCCTCGCCTTCATGGAGCATGCTCGATCGCTCGTTCTGCGCCGCCAGTACACTAACCTGACCGGATTGATCGACCGGGCCTTGCAGATCAATGGCGGTAAGGACGGTTTCAATGGCTCGCCTCCGCCTCGGCTGAAGACGGCGGATGGGCGACTTATTCAGTTTGCCGGGTGCCAGCATGCTGGTGATGAGCAAGACTGGATGGGCATCCCGTTCGATCTGAAAGTCTTCGACGAAGCGGTTCAGTTCCTTGAGTCTCAGGTCCGTTTGCATCTTGGCTGGATTCGCTCATCGGAGCCGGGTCAACGCTGCCGCGCTGTACTCGCCACCAACCCGCCCATGTCGGCGGAAGGTGACTGGGTCATCAAGATGTTTCGCCCCTGGCTCGACATCACCTATGACAAGCCGGCCAAGCATGGCGAACTGCGCTGGTTCATCACCGATGAAACTGGTCAAGATCTGGAAGTTGACGGGCCGGGGCCGGTCCAGCGCGACGGGCAGGAGTTTTTGCCCAAGTCGCGCACATTTATTCCAGGCAAGCTGGAGAACAACCCCTATCTCGTCGAGACGGGATACAAGGCGACGCTTGATGCGTTGCCCGAGCCGCTGCGCTCAGCCGTCCGCGATGGTAACTTCATGGCTGCCCGTCAGGATGCCGATTTCCAGGTGATCCCGACGGATTGGATCATTCAGGCTCAAGGCCGATGGACACCGGAAGGGCATCGAGCCACGCCGATGACGGCTATGGGATATGACCCGGCCGGCGGTGGCAAGGATGCAGCGGAGTTGATCTGTCGGCACGGCGGCTGGTATTCCGAAGTTGACAGTGTGCAAGGCGAAGAAACGGCCGACGGTTCGGCCTGTGCGGCATCAATCTTGAAGCGTCGCCGCAACAATGCGGTAATCGTTGTCGATGTCGGCGGCGGTTACGGTGGCCAAGTCACGCTGCGCCTGCGCGACAATGGCATCGACTACGTCGCGTTCAACGGAGCGAACACTGGAAACGGTCGCAGTGTCGACGGGAATCTTCGCTTTGCAAACCGGCGCGCCGCTGCGTGGTGGAAGTTTCGTGAAGCGCTTGATCCCGATCAGTCTGGCGGTTCGATTATTGCACTGCCGCCTGATCCGGTCTTGCGTGCCGACCTGGCCGCGCCCGTCTACACGGTTGGGCCGCGCGGTATTCTGCTTGAGGACAAGGGGAAAGTTCGTGAACGCCTCGGGCGCTCTCCTGGTAAGGGAGACGCTTGCGTCATGGCGCTCTCGGAGGGCGATGCAGCTGTGCGGCGCGGTCTGAACAAGGCGCGCCGCAATGATCTGCCTCAATACGCCAAGATGCGCGACGGGCCTCTCACGCGTCGCCACACGAGGCGAGGCTGAGACTTCGTGTCCTTTCGCATCAAGACGGCCAAGGGTCCATGGCGCTGGGTCCTGAAGGCATTCGGCCTGGCCGCGGTCACCATGCCATGGCGGACAATCCATGTGCTTCCGGATCATGAGGCGGATGCCGGTTTGCTGCGCCACGAAATCGTTCATATCAAACAGATCGAGCGTGACGGCCCACTGACTTTCTCGGCCCGTTACCTCTTCTGGCTGCTTCGCTACGGATATCGAGACAATCCCTACGAAGTGGAAGCCTACGCTGAAGAACCCATCAACCCTAAAGGAGCCTGATCATGGGCGGCAAGCCAAAAATGCCACCTCCTCCGGAGCCTGCCCGCATGCCGGTGCCGGATGACGCTAACGCCAAGGCGGCCCGCCGTCGGTCTCAGAACGAGCTGATGGCCTCACGCGGTCGTCGCGCCACCGATCTGACCGACGATGACGGCGGCAACACAAAGCTCGGGGCTTAATCTCCCTTGGCCAACTACAAGGACAGCCGGGCCAAAGAGCTGATTGATCTTGGCAATCACCTCTTTACCAAAAAACTGCCCCTGAACGGGTTACATCAGGAGCTGGCCTGGCAGTTCGCCCCCGATCTCGCCGAGTTTACCTCCGAGATCACGCTGGGGGAGGACTGGGCCTCGGACCGCATGGACAGCGCCCCGGAGCAACTGAGCCGGGAGCTGACCAATTCCGTCGGCTCCATGCTGCGTCCGCAGGACAAGGAATGGTTCCGCACAACCACGGGCGATGACCGGATCGATGCCGATGAGGGCATTGCGCGTTATCTGGATTACCTCACCGACACGATCCGTCGATCGCTTTACGACAGTCGCACGCAGTTCATCGGGGCCACCAAGGATGCGGACCGCTTTTATGTAAATTTCGGTCAGGCGGTTCTGTCCTGCGAGGAAGCCCCGGGCACGCGCGATCATCTGTTCTTCCGCAATTTTCATCTGAAGGACTGCGCCTGGCTCGACGACGATCTGGGCGAGGTCGATCATCTGCACCGCAAGCAGAAGATGACGGCGCGGGCGATGAAGAAGAAGTTCAAGGAGGACAGCCTCCACCCCTCGATCCTGCGGGCGGCATCGAAAGAGCCGAACAAGGAGTTCGAGGTCCGCGTCATCACCCTGCCAGCGGAGGAGTATGACGACTTCACCTCCGATGACAACAAGGGCGGCCGCAAGGGCCGCAAGCTGCCTTACGTGGTATGCTATGTCGATGTCGACAACAGCAAGGTCATTCGCGATGGCGGGCTTGTCGCCTTCAATTATGTGGTGCCGCGCTGGCACCGCATGACTGGCACGCAATATGCCTATTCGCCCGCAACCATGCCAGCGCTCGCCGATGCCAGAATGGCGCAGATGCTGACCCAGATCATTTTGGAATCGGGTGAGAAGTCCATCGATCCGCCGATGATCGGCAAGCAGGAAATGGTGATCGGCGAGCCGACGCTCCATGCCGGCGGCATCTCCTGGGTCGACATGGATCACGACATGAGACTGTCCGATGCGCTCGACGTGGTGCGCATCGAGGCAGACATGCGCGTTGGCTTCGAAATGCGCAAGGATGTCCGGGAGATGCTCTCCAAGGCGTTCTTCATCGACAAGCTGATGCTGCCGGACGCAGCCAGCCGGGACATGACCGCTTACGAGGTCGCCCGGCGCTGGGAAGAGCACATCCGCAACCTTCTGCCGATCTTCGAGCCGATCCAGGTCGAATACAATGCCCGTATTCTCGACCGGGCCTTTGCTCTTTTGAGCAACATGCGCAAGATCGATTTTTCGGCCATGCCGGAGGAGCTGTCCGATGCCAACATCACATGGCAGTTCGAGACGCCGATCCAGCAGGCTCAGCAGCGCATGATGGTCGAGCAGTTCATGGAGACTACGCAATTGCTCGCCGTTGGTCAGCAGGCGGGAGCCTCCGCCAATCCTGTCCATGTAGACACAGCGCTGCGCGATGCGATCCGGGGCGTCGGCGGTCCGGCCGAATGGCGCAAGACCCAGGACGAACAGCAGGCCGAGGCCGAGCAGAACGCGCAGATGGCGTTGGTCCAGCAAGGCATGCAGGAAGCGGGCGAGGCGGCTGAAGTTGCGAACAAGGTCGGCGAAGCCGGGCAGAAGCTTGGCTTGCTGCCGCAGGGCGGCTCAGGCGGCGCTCAGGGCGGTGAAGTGGCCCCGGCGGCCGAAGGCGGGCAGCCAGCAGAAGGCGGCGGCCTTCCGGCCCTGCTTGAGGGCGCTATGGACGGCGTGACCGCACTCCAACCTGTCGAGAATGAGGAAGACATGAGTCCCGAACAATACGACCAGCTCATGCGCGCCTTCCGCCGTATGAGCTACGATATCGCCGATTTGAAAGAAACCATCAATCAGCCCAAGAAAATCACGGTAACCCGTGACAAGTCCGGCCGGGTGAGCGGAGCCAAGGCGGTGTCCGCACCTGAAGACCAGAATCAGCCCAAGATTACCGACCAGCAAGGAGCTTAACTCAAGTGTCGAAAACCAATACCACTGAGCAGCAATTGCTGCAATTGATCTTCAACGCTGGCGATATCGGCCAAAGTGGCGCTTATGTCGCCAGCAACGCCGCATCCTCGGCAGCTACCGATCTCTGGGTTGCGCTGCATACGGCGTCTCCGGATGAGACCGGCCAGCAAGGCACCAACGAATCCACCTATACGGATTACGCTCGCGTGGCGACGACGCGTTCGACCTCGACGGGCGGCTGGTCCGTGACGACGGGGACGACGGATGGGGCAACCGTTGCGCCTGTCGATGCGATTGCTTTCCCGCAGGCGTCGGGCGGCTCCGAGACGGTCACGCACTTCTCGGTCGGCCTGACCTCGTCAACGACAGGTGGGCAGATCCTCTATTACGGCACGGTTACGCCGAACATCTCGGTTGCCAATGGTGTGACGCCGCGTCTGACGACTGGCAGCTCGATCAGGGAAGACTGAGATGGCTCTGCTGTTTATGGACGGGATGGACAACTACTCGGCGGACTCCGATATTACAGATCGCTGGGACACTGTTGCGGCAACCGGTGGAACGAATTGGACGGTTCAAACAACGGGCGGCGTTGATGGCGGCGGCGCGCTGCAATGCCAGGATGACGACATTGATCTTGTAAAGCGTATCCGCGAAGCCGGCACGACTGGCGAAGATGAAATCCGTATTGCATTCTGGTTCAAAAGTTCATCTGCGCCCGGAGGTGACGATCAATTGTTTGCAATATGGGAGGCTGATTCTGACGAGGGTACCTCCAACCTTCAATGTGAAGTAACTTCATCTGGAACCTTGCAATTTACAGCCTATGGCTCGATTTTAAATGTTTCCGGCTCCGAGACGACAACGAATGTTTGCGACGGTACATGGCGATTTCTGGAATTTCATATTGTTATTGCGGACACGGGGACGCTGAAGATCCTAGTCGATGGCGTCGCGGAGGTCGATTCGACGTCGGTCGATACATATGTCAGCGGAACAATCAGCACGAATGTTATTGTTTTTACTGGGCCGCAAACCGACATGACCATTGATGATATCATAATCTGGGACGACAATGCAGGGGATAGCTTTACCGGCGAGCTCGGCTCTGTTTACCGCATTGAGACGCTTCGCCCAAATGGCAATGGCGATTCGTCTCAATGGGTTGGCTCTGATGCTGACTCAACTGATAATTATCAGTTGATCGACGAAACGGCTCGTGACACGTCCGACTATGTTGGCTCTGGCACGGATGGCAATGCTGATCTTTATGCCTTCGGCAATATGTCAGCTACGGTTTCGTCTATCAAGGCAGCCGTTGTTTCTGGGCATGTTGCCCTTGACGGCGCAGGCGCCGAAGGCTTCAGGCTGAATGCCAAGAGTTCATCGACCACGACCAATGGTTCGGACAAGGTCAGTGAAGGCGTATCCTATGCTCTTTATCAGCAAGCTTTCACGCTTGATCCGGCGACAACGGCTGCATGGACGCAAAGCGGAATAGACTCTGCCCAGTTCGGCATAGAAAAGCGCTCGACTTGAGGCTCCGCTAGATGGCCGATGCTCGTCTTGCACAGGTATCAGTTGAGGTTCTTCTTCAGGAAGATGCTGACGCCCGGCTTGCACAGGCATCAGTCGAAGTTCTCCTTCAGGAGAATGCTGACGCCCGGCTTGCACAGCTGGCGGCGGAGGTTCTCTATGTTCAATCTGAGGGAGAGATAACCGAGGCTGATGCGTTATCATCCGGCGCATCTTTCAACGAAGCTGTCTCTGAGGTTAGTGCAGAAGCCGATGTCAGCGCATCGGCTTCTTCTGTCAATGAGGGTGTTGGCGCTGCCAATGTCGATAGCGATGCGCTGACATCGGCAGCATCCAGCAATGAAGCTGTCTCCGACGCATCGTCAGATATGGCCGGTCTGTCGTCAGGCGTCTCAGCAAATGAAGCCACTGGTGAGGCGACCGCGGATAGCGATGCTCTAACATCGGCGGTCTCAAGCAACGAAGCCGTCAGTGATGCGATAGCAGATAGCGATGCATTGTCATCCGGCCTTGCCAGCGCCGAAGCCGAAAGCGAAAGTGGCAAGGCCGATGCGTTATCGACGGGCGCATCCAGCAATGATGCCGTCGGCGATGCCAGTGTCGATGTGGCGGCGTTGGCGTCCGGCATTGCCGCGGTCGAAGCCGTCGGTGAAGCGACCATCGACGCCGACGCTTTGGCAAGCGGCCTTGCGGCAAGTGAAGCTGTCTCCGATGCGATTATTCCGGAAATTCCGGTTACGACGGTTCAGGGTGGATCGGGCGGCGGCGGGTTCTGGCAACCGCCGGAAGACCTGCTCATCGCCAAGCTCAAAAAGCCCAAGCGCAAACCTCGAACTCACGTTATCAAAGTCGGCGAGTGGCCGGAAGAGGCCGACACCGTCACGGTCACCCCGCCGGATGAAGAAGGGGCCATCGATCTCGACGCCGTTATCGCCGGGCTTCCCGATCCGATCGCCGAAGCCGATGATGAAGAAGAAGCCCTGATGCTGATCCTGGCATTGGCTGCGTAAAATTCAGGACATCTCATGCAAAAGATCAAGGACGCGCTGCCATGGCGGCCGCGCGAGAGACCATGGCTACCGCCCTGGCACGACGAGCAGGTCACTTATGCCATCCGCGCCGTCGCCGAGGGTAATGCCAATGAAGGCCAGCAGAAACTGTTCTGGCGCTACCTCATGTATGTGACCGGCACGTCCGACGAGTTCAACGATCTCTCCTACCGTCCGGACAGCGAGCGCGATGGCATCTTTGCCGAGGGCAAACGCTTCGTTGGCCTGATGATCCGCAAGCTGCTCCGCTCCGAGTTCACGCCGCAACCGCAACAGGCGCCGACACAGACGCGCCGCACCCGTAGAAAGGCCGCCTCATCATGATGGAAATGAGCAAAGCCGAGATGAAGAAGATGGAGAAGGATTACCAGGCCGAGGCCGATCTCCGCACGCTCGTCGAGGCTGAAAAGATCAAGAAAGATCCAGCCCGCAAAAAAGCGGCAATGGAAAAACGCAAGGCCATGATGGCCAATCTGGAGAAAATTGAGGCCAAGCCCGCATGACCAACGATCAATTGACACAGAAGGACCTGGATCTGGTAGATGAAGAGAATGCAGGTCCAGGCACCGACGACACATCCGCCGAGACAACCGAGCAAGGCGCTAAAGGCGCTGATGCAAAGTCTGAAGACGGCAAGGGCGAGGCCAAGTCCGTCGACGAAAAGGCCGCCGAGAAAGCCAAGTCCGTCAGCGTGCTCGACGATCTTGGCGATGACGATGCTGAAGCCCAGCCTGACCCGGACAAGGACAAGGCAAAGGCTGAAGAGAGCAAGTCGGATGATGGCGAGACCGACGACAAAGACGGCGATCAGTCCGAAGACGACAAGGCCGAAGAGTCAGAGGCCAAATGGCGCGAGCGTATCGTGGAGAAGATCCTCGCCCCGCTCAAGGATCAGCTGACCGCATCCAAGCTGGAGAAGCGCGAGAAAGCGCTGATGAACGAACTCAAGCGCTCCAAGAGCCTTGATGACGCTATCATCCGGGGCATCGCCGCGCAGGACAAGCTTCGCTCCGGCCAGTACAAGCAGAAGTTGTCCGAAGACGCCAGCGAGGAAGAAGTCGCCGCATGGCGCAAGGAAAACGGTCTGCCTGAAAAGCCGGACGCCTATGATATTCCCAAAGTCCCTGGCCACGAGTGGACCGAGAAGGATCAGCCTCTGCTCGACGAGTTCAAGCAGGTTGCCCATAAGCGCAATCTCGATCAGGGCACCGTCGACGAGCTTGTCCGCTGGCAGGTCCAGCAGCAGCAGAAGATCGAAGAGGATATGGAAGAAACGCTGGCTCAGGTCGACAAGGAAGACCGGGAAGCGTGCCACGACGCTATCCGCACGCAATATGGCGTGTCCGAGTTCAAGCCGCACATGAAGTTGATGGAGCGCCTGCTCAAGGACGATGAAATCTTCAGCGACGAAGCCGGCACCAAGCTGATCGGCGCGCGCTATTACGACACAGACAGCGGCACTTGGCGGCGCGTCACCTCCGATCCTGGCGTCGCCAATGCGCTGATTACGCTCGCCAAATACGAATATGGCGACGGAGCCATGGTCTCTGGCGATGCGCGGGTCAAATCGCAGGACCGCATCAAGGAAATCGAGGACATCCGCAGCAACGACATCAACCGTTATTACCGGGAAGGCCTCGCCGACGAGCTTCTCGAACTCAAACGAAAAGAACAAGCAACCACCCAGCGACGCACTCGCGCCGCCTGAAACTGACCGGGGCCGCACAGGCATTCAAAGCGGTCCCGTCCCTTTTCCTGTTAGTCACTTTTCAAGTGATCCGCTGATCTTCGCGGCCACCCTGCATTCCGGCAGCCCCGCACTCAAAGACCAGCACCTTATCGCCAAAAGGAAAGCCCCGAAGCCTGTCGCCTTTAGCGGCCCCGTCCATGACGGCCACCCCGCATTCATGAGGCCATGCCAGGCGCTCGGCCACCCTCTCCCGAAGGCTCGAACCCTCAATCAGCAATTGTTCAAAGGAAATGATCCCATGGCTGACTCAGCCTTTATGGACCATTACCGTGCTGAACACGTTGCAGCGTAAATATCTTGCGCAAATCTGTCCTGAATAACGGGAAAACTCTTGAATAAAAGAGCAACCCGCTGGAAGACTTCCTTACCCACAACAATACGGGGATAGGATGGGCGAAGAATTAGTGAAATACCTTGCAGGACTGATAGATTCCGATGGATCTATCTGGTTCAACTTCAATAACCCGAACAAAGACGAAAGCGCTTATACGCTTAGTTTGAAGGTTACGTTGACATCATCCGAAGCCATTGACGTGCATGGCTTTGTTGAAAGCTTGCCGGACCTGACCAAGCTTGGGTCAGTTTCACGGCACGGTCGAAACCATCAGTTCACGACCTGGACAGTGACTTCAAGATCTGATCTTGAAAAACTGGTTCCAAGACTTGTCAAGAGCATGGTGGTCAAGGCAAGGCATCTTCAACGGATGTTCGACACCTGGAAAGAAATGCGAGGTAGGCTTCTACCAGTGTCTATATGTGACGAACTGCGCCAATTCAGCAAGGAGTCACGCTACGATCCCGGCCCGCTCAAGCCCAAGAACCATCCTTCCTGGGCATGGCTAGCCGGATACCTTGATGGCAACGGAAGTTATAGATCCGCCATCTGCAAGACTGGATTCTACAAAGGCAAGCAATGCTACCGGAGACAAGCGGCCGTTCACGCCTCTTGTCACATCGGCGATGCGGATGTCCTGGCTTTTATCCAGAAAGCGCATGGCGGTTATACGAAGCCGCATTCCAAATCAAAGAATTGCATGGTTTGGGAGCGAAGTCTAGGCAAGAAAGATCGGTCTTTTGCGTTGAGATTTCTGCCTAAGCTTGTCAGCCACTCAAGACTAAAACGACACTCGATAGAGCAACTGATCAAGTTCCATCACCAACAACGACTGAGCGGACAGACACCTACGGGTGAAGCGACAGTCTGACGTGAGATACAGCTCACGTTGTCGAGCAGAACTACTCACTGCTTCGCACCTGCTGTGTTCAGGAAGCGGTAATCAAAGGAAATCAGGCTATTTTTCTGGTCTCCGGGTCTGGAGGCCTTTCTGCCGTTACTCGCGGTGTGAATGGTCTTATTCCGTATTCGACGGTTGAAAACAACCAGAATACGTGTACTCTTCTGGAGAAGCACGCGCCGTTAACATACTAGCGGATTTCGCTCTGAATAACGTAGAAGCATCATTGAATGATGATGTGATCCGATGGAAGGCTTCCTCCCTTATTACAAATAAGAGGTTGAGGATGGATGAAGCAGAGCAATTGATTGCATTTCATCACTCCACCAGCAACGACTGAGCGAGCGAACCCCTGCGGGGGGTGCTACAGTCTAACCGCAAAAATAACTTGCGGTTGATGAGCGTACTTCTTTCAACGTCTTTGCGTCGCAGGGTGACCAGCGCCGCATCATGCAGATGGCGTCCGTCGCGGTTCTGAACCGCGATATCGACGAGACTATTCTCGACGAGCTGGACACTGCAACCAACGACACCGGCTCCGCCGTGACCGCCAGCCTCAATATGGTGATCAAGGCGCGCACGATCCTTGGCAACAACGAAGTCCCGCTTTGGGAAGAAGACAAAATGTTCGCTGTCATCAGTGCGGCCTTTGAAGGCTATCTGATGCAGGTCACCGAGTTTGCTTCCTCGGACTATGTTGAAGTCAAGCCGTTTGCTGGCCCTGCCAAGCAAATGCGTCGTTGGATGGGCGTTAACTGGATGGTTCATCCAAACGTCCCCGGTGTCGCGACCGCGTCTGAATCCTGCTTCATGTTCCATCAGAGCGCCATGGGCCACGCTGCCAACTCGAAAGAGATGCAGGTCCTGGTGGATTATGATGGGAAACAGGATCTGTCCTGGTCTCGCGCCACGCTCTACCATGGAGCAAAGCTGCTGCAAAATTCGGGTGTTGTGAAAATGGTTCACGATGCGTCCGAATATACGGCAAGTTAGGAGGATTGAGATATGGCTTATTCAACCTCTAACCGTCCTTACCAGATCGTTGCAGCCGTCGCTGGCGGGTTCAATGTTGGCTCGTCCAACTCCGGCGGCAATGTCTGGGCCTACCGCTCGACCGATCCACTGAACACAGTGACTGGCACGTCCTACTTCAGCGACGGACACAAGCTGGGCATGCGCGTCGGTGACATCGTCCAGATCGTCGAGCATACCACGGCCTTCGTTCCCTCCCGCCTTCATGCGGCGTGTGTGAGCGCAGTAACGACAGGCGCTGGCGCGACAGCCGGCGTCATCAACAGCTCTTCGACGTAAGGGCGCAGGCGGGCAGCTCTTGCCGCCCGCCTTTTCCTCAACCAATCAGGGTATACACAATGCAGAAATCTCTGCTGCCAACAGCGCTGCGCAGTCAGACGCAAGCTTCGTTCCGCTACAAGGAATATTTCGAGAAGCTGGAGCCTGGCATCCAGTTCGAGGACATCTTCGCCCCCAATTTCTGGCGTCATCACAACAAGGGCGGTATCGCGGTTGACGACATCATTCGCATGCAGGCCTATGACCGGTCCTTCGATGTCTTCGTGACGGTCGCCAAGAAGACGCCAAGCGGATTGCTGGTCGAATATATGGGCGGACGCCCCCCGGCCAATACCGATCCATTGGCGGCGGAAAAGGACGCCATCGCCAAGTCTTTCGAAATCAAGACCGTCCCGCTCTGGCGTGACAACAAGCCGGTCGTGCGCGTCGAACATCTCCCGAAAACCAAATGGCGTGTTCTGGGGCTGGAAAAGCGCGAGATCCAGCGGAATATCGAGACCAAGGAAGAGGCTGAGCGGTGCATGGCCAAATATCTCGACGATATGCGCCTGCGCATGCCGTCCGAGGCCGAGGTCGAGCAGATGCGCGCCGAACGCGTGCGCGAGCCAGCCTGAACCCGATAGGAGCAGGCCATGGCCGACAAGCTCTCCGTCTACAATAGCACACTTCTCTTGCTGAAGGCGCGGCGACTCGCCACGCTTTCAGACAACCGGGCCGAACGCCGTTCGCTGGACGCCGTCTGGTCGGAAACGCTCAACTACATGCTGGAGCAAGGCTTTTGGAACTTCGCCTCACGGACCGAGGAACTCCAGCCGTCCGACACCGCCATCCCCGTCATCGGCTATCAGCATGCCTATGAAATTCCGGATGATCTGATCAAGGTCGTGCGGGTCTCCGACAATGAATATCTGGAGCCGGATCTCAAATATTACGAGATCGAGAACGACTTCATCTTCACTGACGTCGATCCGCTCTACCTGCGTTATGTCTCCTGCGCTTATGACTATGGCGGGGACCCGGGGAAATGGGGCCCGACCTTCACCCGTGCCTTCGAATACGAACTCGCCTGGCGAGCCGGTCCGCAAATGGCCGCCATTTCATCGACGGATCGCGAAGAAATCCGAAAAGAACGCAAGCGGATGCTGACCGAGGCCAAGTCCAAGGACGCCGCCAGCCAGCCCATGGTCATCCGTCGACCCGGCCAGCTCGTCACGGCCAGAGCCGGTCATCGTGGTCACACCAACTACATGAGACGCACCCCTTATGGTTGATTCCCTTAACCGGCTTGACGGCGCGCGCGCGGCCTTCGGCGTCAAGAAGCCTGTCCGCGCGGCGACGACGGCCAATGTCACCCTGTCCGGGTTCCAGACCATCGACGGTGTGACATTCGCCGCAACGGACGAGGCCAACGGCCTTAATACCCGCGTGCTGGTCAAGGATCAGACTGACACGACGAAGAACGGCATCTATACCGTTTCATCGTCGGATTGGGCGCGGGCCAAGGATTTCGACGGCAACACGGATTTCGTCGAGAACACGATCGTTTGCGTTCAGCAGGGCACGATCAACGCCGACCGGATCTTTCGTGTAACATCGAGCGACCCTCCCTCTGTTGGCGTCAACACGATCAGCTTCCGCCCCTATACGATCGATGACTGGACGGCGAATGCAACGGTGGCTTCCGCTGCCACGATCGATCTTGATGCGGTCGATGCCGACTATGTCACCATCTCTGGCACAACCGATATCACTGCCATTACCCTTGGTGAAGGCAAAACCCGCATTCTCTTCTTTGCCGGATCGCTGACCTTGACCCACAGCGTAACCGATCTGGTTTTGCCAGGCGGCGGCGGGATCAATTTCGGGCAGGACATTGTTACGTCCGCCGGGGATTATGCCATCATTCGCGGCACATCTTCTAATACGGTCCGCTGCATTGTCTATACCCGCAAGGATGGCCGCCCGCTCACTGCGGGCGAGGCGAGCGTTGCGTCGAGCGCGACGACCAACCTCTCCGGTAGTCTTGGCGAAGTCTATGAGCAGTGCATCACCATTACCGGCACGGTTACGATCACCTCTTTCGGCTCAGGCGCGCCGACGGGGGATATCAAATTCTGTCTGTTCGAGGATGCGCTGACGCTGACGCACAATGCGGCGTCTATGATCCTTCCCGGCGGGCAGGATATTACCACGGCGGCCGGCGACAGTCTCATTGCAAAGCATGAGGGGTCCGGGAACTGGCGGATCATCAAATACTCCAGAGCGAATGCTCATCCGCTCACCACGGGCGATACGACACTTGCTTCGGCGGCAACGGCCGACCTCGGCTCGCTAACCGAGCAGTCGATCACGGTCACCGGCACTACAGGCATTACCGCCTTCGGTTCATCAGCGCCAACGGGTGCGGTCAAGTTCGTGACCTTCCAAAGCTCATTGCTGTTGACCCATAACGGATCTTCACTGATCCTTCCCGGCGGCCAGGATCTTCAGGTCTTTGCCGGCGACAGCATCGTTGCCAAACATGAAGGCTCCGGCAATTGGCGCGTGCCAGTCATTCAGCGGGCGGCGCCCCGACTTACGGTCGATGGCAGCGATGCCGCCACCTCGACCACGGGCGAGGATGATCTGCTGACCTCCACGCTGAATGCCAATGCACTGGCCAGTTCCGGGCATAGTCTGCGCATTCTGGCATGGGGCGTCACGGCCGCCACGACATTCAGCAAGCGGGTGCGCATTTATCTTGGCACCGACGTCGTCTCCGACAGCACCGACGTCGTCATGAACGATGATGAGTGGCGGTCGGAAAGTTTCGTCACGCGCACCAGCTCGATCGGTCAAAAGGCAACGTCGCAATTCCTGCATGCCAATACATCGGTCCTCCCGACTCTCTCGCTTAGCAGCACACCTTCGCAAACCCTGTCCTCCACGCTTACGATCAAGGTCACCGGCATCTGCTCCGCCAGCACGGCGGCGGCTGAAATTACCGCCAGAGGCCTTGCCGTCGAGCTGCTTACGCCCTGAGGAATAATGGCCAGAATCAATGTTTTAACTCACAGCTTCAACGGCGGTGAGATCAGCCCCGCGGCGCTCAACCGTGTCGATCAGGAGCGTTTCCGCCTCAATGCCGAGCGGCAGGAAAACCTGTTCCCGTATGTGATCGGCAAGGCGATCATGCGGCCGGGCACGCAGTATCTTACCGCGACGTATGAGAGCAATGGCTCCCGGCTCATCCCCTTCACGCGCAGCGTCAGCACACGGGCGCTGCTTGAACTTGGCTTCGATATTTCCACCGGCATCCTGAGAGTCATCATTGATGATGAAGTGGTCACCCGTCCTGCGGTGACCAGCACGATCACGACAGGAGACTTTTCCTCGGCGACCGGCTGGACGACGACAACTGTCGGCGGGGCGACCTCCGCATTCAGCGCGACTGGATTGACGCTGAATGCGGAGAACAAGGGATCGTCCGTCATCGTCAAGCAGGAGGTTTCGACCTCTTCGGCCAGCACCGAGCATGCTTTGACCATCACCGTGTCGCGCGGAAGCGTCTTGTTCCGCTGCGGATCGACCGATGGCGGCGACGATTACATCAGCGAGACGACCCTGCGCCGCGGCGTCCACTCGCTCGCCTTCACGCCGTCCGGCTCCTATTGGGTCTGGTTCAAGTCAACCGAGCCGTATGATGTCATTGTCAAGTCCATTGCCGTGGAAAGCGCCGGGGACATGACGGTGGAAGCGCCGTGGGACAATGACAGCCTGCGCACGATCCGCTACGCCCAGTCTCTGGATGTCGTCTTCATGACGATCGACGATCAGCAGCAGGTGATGATCGAGCGCCGCGGTAATCGCAGCTGGTCGGTGACCTATTACGAGACCGATGACGGTCCGTTCAAACTGGCCAAGACCGCCGATCTGACGCTGACTCCAAGCGGGACGCGGGGCAACATCACCGTGACGGCCTCGTCCGCATTCTTTACCAATCTCAAGCATCTTCGCGCGCTCATAAAGATGACGCATGAAAACACCTCGCAGACGACGACGCTAGGCGCGGTTGGCGAGTTCACCGATCCGATCCGTGTCATCGGCCTCAACACATCCAGCTATAATGATCGCAACTTTTCTGTCGTGACCAGCGGGACATGGTCCGGAACGGTTCAGGTCCAACGCTCCTTCGATAGCGAATTTTCCGGCTTTGAAGATTTCGACAGCGGCATAACGACCAACACAACCACGAACCTCGAAGATGACGACGACAATGCCATCGTCTATTACCGCGTCATCGTCACGGCGCTGACCTCCGGTGCGGTGACGGTGCAGCTTAATTACGACCATGATGGCGGCACCGGCGTCTGTCGCATTACCCAGATCACCAGCTCAACCACCGCCAATGCCGAGGTTCTGTCCGATTTCAGCGATACGACGGCCACGGATGTCTGGCTTGAAGGAGCGTGGAATTCGTCGGACGGCTACCCGACGGCGCTGACCTTCTTCGATGGGCGCTTGTTCTTTGCCCGCGATGATCGCTTCTGGGGATCGGTCTCCGATGATTATTTCGGGTTTTCGCTGGATGTCGAGGGCGATAGCGGCTCCATCCAGCGCGATCTGTCCACGGGCGGAGACTTCTCTCAGATCAACTGGCTCTTGCCTCTGCAGCATTTGATCTTCGGCACGTCCGGGGCCGAGGTTTCAGCCAAGACATCGGCCTTCAACGAACCACTCACTCCAACGAACGTCACCATCAAACCGGCTTCGACGCAAGGCACCAGCAACGTCACGCCGCTCCGGATTGACAGCCGCGGCATATTCCTGCAGCGCGGCAAGACCCGGCTTTATGAGATGGCCTACAGCTTCGAGATCAACGATTATTCATCCCGCGATCTGCTGCGCCTCAATGAAGAGGCCGGGTTTTCCAACAATCCTGCCAGCTATGATGACGGCTTTGTCGAGCTTGCCGTGCAGCGCCAGCCGGAGACTTATATCTGGGCGCTGCGCGATGACGGGGTTTGCATGGTCATGCTGTTCGAGCCGGCCGAGGAAGTCCGCGGCTGGTTCAAGATGGTCTCCGGTCACATCAGCAATCCGGACCCGGATGTCCCCAATGATCGGATCATCTCCGTTGTTGTCCTGCCCGATCAAGACGAGGACGAAATCTATTTTGTCATCCAGCGCCAGGCCAGCAATCTGGAAGGCGGCACCGATGGCTTCAACTATATCGAAAAGCTTGGCAAGCACAGCGAAACCTTGACCAAAACCTATAATTCGGCAACGGGCGAGATCGACGTCACGAACGGCCTGCGTATGTGCGACAGCTATATCACGGCAACCGGCGACAGCTCGGAAAACCAGGTGATCACGGGGCTTGACCATATGGCGGGGACGGATGTCATCGTGATCGGCCAGCTTGTCGGCGGTGGCTACGGTCCGCTGATCGACAGCAACGGCGATGTCGAGACCTATGAGGTCGATGATGACGGTGAGATCACGCTCACACAGGTCATGAGCGGAACCATTGCGATCGGCCGGCCTTACACAGGCTTTTACAAATCCTCGAAACTTGCCTTCGCCGCGCAGGAAGGCTCTGCCCTCTTGCAACCGAAGATCGTCGATCAGGTCGGCATCGCGCTTCTCGATACCCATATGGACGCACTGCGCTTTGGTCCGGATTTTGATGAAGACAATATGAGCGAGCTTCCCCGGCGCAATGATGCCGGCGAGATTATCGACACGACTGACAGTTTCAACCGGGCCTTCGATGAATCCACATTCCCGTTCGATGGAGAGTGGAACACGGACAGCCGGGTCTGCATCAAGGTGCGCCCCGGTTTTACGGCTACGCTGTCTGGCTTGGTGACCGGCGTCGAGACCCGAGAAAAGCCATGACGATCGAGATCAGGGACGCCACGCCGGAAGAGGTGAAAGCTTTCTACGGGCAGCGCACGCGCGGCCTGGTGGACATCTTCGGAGCCTTCGACGGAGACAGATGCATCGGCCTGTGCGGCGTCATGCGCGATCCGCGGTTTCAAGGGTCGATCTTCGAAGAGCAGGGCCGTCTGATCGCCTTTCTCAACGTGGCCGATGTGCCGAAGCATTTCGGCATCTGGATCATCAAGGGCATCGCCGACTATCTGAAGAAACAGACCGAACCGGTGTTCGTGCAATGCGAGGACAACCGTTACCCCCAGGCGGAGCGTCTCTTGCGTGTCGTTGGCTTTAAGCCAACCGATGAATTCTGGGCGGATTTTCGCGATCCTTCACAGAAATTGAGGCTTTGGAAATGGCAGGGCTAGCTGCGATTGCCGGGATCATCGGCACCGGTCTGCAGGTGATCGGCACCATTCAGCAGGGCAAGGCGCAACAAGCGGCCCTGGAATACGAGGCCAAGGAGCGCGAGGCGAAAGCCAAGGAAGAACGCGCTGCCGGCCAGCGTCAGGCAATCGAGAAACGCGATGAAGCCGGCCGGGTTCAGTCGCGCCAGCGTGCACTGGCTGCGTCGTCGGGCGCGGGCGTAGTGACGCCGTCCATTCTCGACATTTACGGCGATACAGGCGCGCGCGGTGAATATATCGCGCAGACCGAACTTTACGGCGGCGAAAGCCGGGCAAGAGGCCAGGAAGGCAAGGCCGCTGCCGCAAGGGCCAAGGGTAAGGCCGCCTATAAGGGCAGTCTTTTTGAAGGCCTGGGCACCGCCTTTGGCGCAATCGGCCGATACGGATAAGAGCATCAATGCCAAAACTCCCTGATAAAAGCGCGCTCGGCGGTCCATCCTCGTTCCGCTCTGGACGGGCGATCGTTACCGCGTCGGATGTCGATTTCTCCGCTGTCGGGCGGGGCATTGCCTCTGCCGGCAAAGGAATTGCGCAGGCAGGAGCCAATCTGCAAGCCAAGGCAGATGAGGATCAGCGCAAACAGGACGCGCTTGACCTGATGAAGGCTGATCTGGCGCACAAGGAATCTTTGTTCGAGACCAAGCGCAAGTTCGAGAACGACACCGAATACGGCACGTTCGATGAGCGCTTCCAGACAAGTGCGGCCGACTTCACCAGTCAAGCCGCGCAGGCGATCCGCAATCCGGATGCCAGAAAACGCTGGGCGCTGAAAGCTCAGGTCGACAATCTCAAGGTGCGTGAGCACATTCTCAGCCGCGGTGACAAGTTGCGGGATCAAGAGCGCGTTGCCGAGATCGAGACGACGCTCGACCGGTTCAAGACGGCGTTCACTGATCCGCTGGCCACCAAGGATGAGCGCACTGACGCGCTTCAGCAAATCGAGACCAATATCGAGCTGGCCCTACGCGCCGGGCTGGTCGAGCCCAAGCGTGCGGAGAAACTGCGTGAGACCTACGTTCGCGGCGCGGTCAAGGACGATATCGAACGGCGTCTGATCGATGACCCGGAAGGATTGCGGCGTGATCTTCTGGGGCGGTCTCAGCCAATCACGCGCGAAACCCTGGAAGAGGTGGGGAACATCACCACCGGTCCGGGCGGCGAGAAATATTACGGTAGTCTGGGCCTGACGTCGGATGATGGATCGCTTTCCGAATTCGTCGATGATTATGGCGAGCAGTTCGATCTGACGGCAAAGCCGGGCACGAAAGAATTTGACGAGCAATGGCGCAATGCTGCGGGGGCTGCGCCTGTCGAGCTTCGCGCGGCCCAGATCAAATGGCGGGGCGGGACTGGCGAGGAGAAGATCACGCGATTTTCCGGCTCGGTCAATGAAGCGCTGAACGGGGCTGCGGAAGAAACCGGCATCGATACGAACTTGCTAAGCACTTTCGTTCGCATTGAATCCAGAGATCGGAAGAGCACAC